CTTGGTGGAGTCAACGATTAAACATCCCTGAACTAACACCACGCTGGGTTCTACAACAATGGGGTACTGAAGTTTGTCGTGCTAACTTCCATGACGATATATGGGTAGCAAGTGTAGAGAACAAACTACGACAAACAAAAGATGATATCGTCATTACTGATTGTAGATTCCGTAATGAAGTTGATGCTATCAAAAATGCAAATGGTATTACTTTAAGATCAAATCGAGGTCCTGAACCCGAATGGTACGATGCGGCAAAAGCATATAATAAGGGACCTGACGGGAATAGTCTTTGGGCTTTGAGCAAAGCTAAGTTAGACAAAGCTAAGATTCATGCCAGTGAATACTCTAGTGTGGGATTAGAATACGACCATTATATTGACAATAACGGATCTATTGATGATTTACATGCTACACTTAGTCAACTTCTAAATCGCCCCGACGCCAGTTAACTTCTTTTCTTTTTACCACTTCAACACAGTTTAAACAGATTGTACGTAGGTTAGTAAACTCAGTGTGTTCTAGTTTACCATCTATATGAAACACAGTAGTCTGACTAGGATATGAACTCTTAAAGCCACATAAATCACATGTGGCTTTTTTCTTGTACCCTGACTTTTTCCAACTAGGTTCTCTTGGTTTAAGTTTATTTTTCTTACGACCACATTCATCACACATACTACGATAGTGTGTTATGCCATCACGTTTATAATTTACAGCAGTATTATTCTTACCGCATGTGTTGCATATTGGTCTCATACTATATTTATCATTGTAACCTTCGAAGGCACGCTTATTGGTACTTTTTTACCATTTACACTAAATATTAGTACGTTAGGGCGTTAACCCTCATAATCATAACATAAAGGAAAATAACATGGCACTAGTATCACCAGGCGTAGAAGTAAATATCATCGACCAAAGTCAATATTTACCAGCAGCCACAAATTCAGTTCCGTTGCTAATTGTTGCATCAGCACAAAATAAAGCAAACGCCGCAGGCACAGCAGTAGCTGTAGGAACAACAAAAGCAAATGCAGGTAAATTATATCAAGTAACAAGTCAACGTGACTTAACTACTTTGTTTGGTAATCCATTCTTCTATAAGACAACAAATGGTACACCGATTCATGGATATGAATTAAACGAATATGGTTTATTAGCAGCCTATTCATTATTGGGCACAACAAATCGTTGCTATATTTTAAGAGCAGATATCGATTTATCAGAATTTGTAGGATCAGTTTCTAGACCATCAGGTGAAGCGGTAGATGGTACATATTGGTTAGATACAACTAATAGTACATGGGGCATTTATGAATTTAATGCTACGTCTGGTAAGTTTGTTAATCAAATTCCATATGTTCTTACAAGTACCGATCAATTAACTGATGCACGACATCCATTAGATACCATTGGTAACGTGGGAGAATATGCAATTGTTGCAATGCATCACGCTGGTGAGCCTGCCGGGGATAGTACCTATTTCTATAAAATGATGGATAATACATGGATGACATTAAATAGTGATTCATTGGCTTCAAGTAATCCATCAGTAAGTTCTACTATCTCTAATCCAACATTAACTACTGGATATAGTTTTGATATAACATTAACCTGTGAGGCAAGCGGAATGGCATCAACAACCAATATTATTGTAGCCGCCGGTGATGATGTGAACGATATTGCAACTTATCTTAATAATTTAAACGACATTCAATTTAACGCTGACGTAATTGATAATAAATTGAATATCTATGTAGTTGATGGAAATATTGTCACATTAGCTAATCATTCCACTGACGGTTCCTTGCTTACTCAATTGGGAATTACTGCAGGTTCTTATTATGGTGTTACATGTCATTATGGTACCAGTGCTCAAATGCCATTATGGACTTCAAGTCAGGCAAAACCCCGTGCTACTGGATCTGTTTGGATTAAAACAAGCAGCGCCGGGAATGGATTATCACTATCACTCTCAAAATATAGCGTAGCAACTGCTAGTTGGACTTCACAATTTGTTTCAGCATATGGTAGCGAAATTAACGCAACCGCTGCATTAGATAGTACTGGTGGAAAGGCTATTCCCCAAAATACAATTTTTGCAAGATATGCTAGTCCTGGTGCTGGCGGTAGTCAAAGTACTGCACCAGTAAAATTATTTAATAGACTGGCTACGGGGCCTACAGTTACTACTACAACAATAGCTAACCCTACAATTACTACAGGCAATAGTTTTACTGTATATGTGAGTATTCCTGGTGAAAGATTGTCTAGTATAGATTTACCCGCAACCAAAATAATATTCGAGAATACAGGAACAACCGCGGCTTCATTTGTTACAGATTGGCAAAATGCTCAAATTCCCTATACAACTGCTACATTAACAACTGATGGAACTATTCAAATTACTCATACATTAGGTGGTGAAATTTTTATATCAGATATTGACCCTATAACACTCCAACGCTCAGATGTATTGTATGCTGATTTAGGATTTGATGGGGTAGGTATTAAATATGGACCGATACATACATTTACTGTATCTGTTACACCTGAAGCAGTAACAACATCCGGCACAGGTGGATCAATTTCCGTGTCTGTGGATAGTGCAGGAAAATATATAATAAACACTGTTAGTGGTGGTTCCGGTTACGCAGTGGGTGATGTTTTAAAAGTCAGTGGTGGTTATCTTAGTGGTTCTAACGGTGTTAATGATTTGAAATTAAATGTCACTAAAGTTAATGCAGGATCTTTGGAATCAGTTAGAATATCAACAACAACTCAATTTGCAGATAGAAAGTATTATACCCAAATTTCAAATTGGGAAGAAATTGAGTATACTGCAAATGAAGGTGCTCCTGTAGAATTACCTGCAAACGGTAGATATTGGTACTTTAGCACACCAAGTCAAGTTGATATCATGGTCAACCAAGGTGGAGTATGGAAGGGATATAGAAATGTAAACTTTGATAGTTCTGGTCATCCAGCTAACTCAGGAACAAATAATACTGATTCTACGGGCCCTATTGTTAGTGCATCAGCACCAATAACGCAAAGTGATGGAACTGTATTGGTTTATGGTGATCTATGGCTTGATTCTGCTGATTTAGAAAACTATCCAATGTTATATCGTTGGGAAGCAGTTAGTAGTGTAGATCAATGGGTTTTGATTGATAAAAATGACCAAACTAGTAGTAATGGTATTTTGTTTGCTGATGCAAGATGGAGTCATTCGGGTGCTGTGAATCCAGTAGATGATCCTATTCCATCTATAACTACTTTATTAACTAGTAATCACTTAGATTTAGATGCACCAAATCCAGCTTTATCTCCACAGGGTATGTTATTATTCAATACACGCCGTTCAGGATACAATATTAAAGAATTCAAGACTAATTATTTTACAAACAAAAATTATCCTAATGCCGGTAACTATAATTCAGGCGCACCGACAAACAATGCTAATTTACCTCAAGTAAGTTATGCTTGGGTTAGTGCTAGCGGATTGAAGTCAGATGGTTCGGCTTACTTAGGTCGTCACGCACAGCGTCATATGATTGTGTCAGCGATGAAATCGGTAATTGATACAAATCAAACTATACGTGAAGAAGATAATTTCTTTAACTTGATAGCAGCTCCTGGTTATCCAGAACTACAACCTAATATGGTAACGTTAAACAATGACCGCAATAATACTGCTTACATTGTAGGTGATACTCCATTAAGATTACCAGATCAAGCTACTAATATTACAAATTGGGCGACTAATGAAGCATTAGCAACCGAGTCAGGTGAAGATGGTTGGGTTACCCGTGATACGTATTTAGGTGTGTTCTACCCAAGCGGTATTACATCAGATACAACAGGTACAGCCGCAGTTGTTCCTGCAAGTCATATGATGTTACGCACGTTACTAAGAAACGATACATTGGGTTATCCTTGGTTAGCTCCAGCAGGTACACGCCGTGGTACAATTGACAACGCTACAAATATTGGATACTTAGATGCTACTACTGGTGAATTCCAAGTAGTTAAGAATCGTATGAGTATTCGTGATGTGTTATATTTGAATCAAATCAATCCATTAGCATTCTTTACTGGTGTTGGTCTATTGAATTATGGTAATAAGAACTCATTTGATTCACAATCAGCATTGGATCGCATCAATGTATCACGTTTAGTTTGTTATATTCGTGAAAGACTGCAAGTTGCGGCTCGTCCATTCGTATTCGAACCAAACGATGCTCTTACACGTAATCAACTTACCGGTGTTGTTCAGTCATTGTTTATTGACTTAGTTGGAAAGCGCGGATTGTATGACTATCTAGTTGTATGTGATGCAAGTAATAATACTCCATCTAGAATTGATAGAAATGAATTGTGGATTGATATTGCAATTGAGCCAGTTAAGGCAGCAGAATTCATTTACATACCGGTTCGTGTTATGAACACCGGGGCTATTGGAGCTCAATAAATACACTCCCCTCAGGGGGAGTTATTTAAGATAAATAATATATAGGAGATAGTAATATGGCAACAGCCTCAAATTCATTGTTCAACATGACTGTCGGATCAGACAACACACCTAGTTCTCAGGGTTTGTTAATGCCTAAACTACAGTTTAGATTCAGAGCATTATTTTTAAACTTTGGTACAGGTGGTGCAACTCAAGAGTTAACCAAACAAGTTATGGATATACAACGTCCCAACGTTTCTTTTGAAGAAACAGTAATCGACATTTACAACAGTAAAGTATATCTAGCCGGCAAACATTCTTGGCAAGAAACGCAAATTAATTTGCGTGATGATGCTGCCGGTAATGTTTCAAAATTAGTTGGTCAGCAACTACAGAAACAATTTGACTTTGTTGAGCAAGCAAGTGCGGCTTCAGGCCAGGACTACAAGTTCCAGATTAACTATGAAATTCTAGACGGTGGTAATGGTACATTGGTTCCTAATGTACTAGAAACCTGGGAATTGTATGGATGTTTTATTAAATCAGCAAACTACAATAACATGGATTATAAATCAAATGATCCAGTATCTATTCAGTTATCTATCCGTTTTGATAATGCAATTCAATCTCCATTAAGTTCTGGCGTTGGTACTAATGTTGGTCGTGCATTTGGTGGAACATCGGTCACTGGTTTAGGCAGTTAACTTAGGTAAACAATGGCATTCAGTATTGATGGCCTTGTAAATGGCAATTTTGGCAAAGGCAAAGATGTCGTCAGCGGCGCCGTCAAAGATATTTTTGGAATAGATGTTGCTGCCGAAGCAGGGAATGCCGCAAAGGCATTCTTTGGTGGCGGCGAATACTTACGTGATGCTACTCATGCAAGTAAAACTTTTACTCCAAATAATTATGCTTATGCTCCCAAGTTTAAACATTTATTTCACGTATATTTTGATATAAACACTGCATTGACTGAAGTAGGTAATAATTGGCCGGAAGATGCTAATTTTAGTTTGAATGTAAAATCAATTCAACTACCTAAATTCAATTTTGAAACACATTCCTTAAATCAATATAACCGTAAACGTATTGTACAGACTAAAGTAAAATATGAGGCGGTATCAATAAAATTCCATGATGATAATAGTAATCTAGTTAATAAATTATGGCATGCTTATTATACATATTACTATAAAGATGCCGCACAAGTTGATATAAATTCTTCTAGGACAGCAGGGGGATCTACCTCAGGAATAGGTAAACGCTATGAAGATAATAGAAATTTATATGATACTATTATTCCAAACAATGATGATTGGGGTTTTATCGGTGAGGGAAACCCATCGCTAACAACAACATCTGGTTTGCTAGGCAGTCCTAAAATTGCTTTTTTTAAATCTATAAACATCTTTGGATTTCATCAACATAATTTTATGATGTATAAATTGATAAATCCTATAATTTCATCATTTAACCACGATCAATATTCATATTCTGAAGCCGGCGTGATGGAAAATAATATGACAATTGAATATGAAACTGTCAAATATTTTCAAGGAGCACTCAATGGCCAAAACCCCGGCGCTATTGTGTCGGGATTTGGTGATCCGGGACATTATGATACTAGACTTAGCCCTAATGGTAAAGCAGGGAGTAATGCAAGCATCCTTGGGCAAGGTGGCGCGGTTGATGCTATTGATGGTATCATAGATGATATTTCTACTGGAAATTTTACTGGCGCAATACAAAAAGCAGGAACTGCATATAAAACATTTGATTTGAAAAATGGATTAGGTAAAACACTTAGCATTGCAAAAGGCGAGGCGGGCGGTATCATATCTAATAAAATAATGGCTCCTAGTAATAGGGGAGGATTTGATTTTCCTAGTGCCGCATCGTCAGGTATTAATAACGGAATTCAAAAAGGAGTTGATGTTGTTAAAGGAGCATTTACACGTGCCCCGGCTAAATCTCAACCTCAAGTTATTGGTCAAGGCCAGGATGCTAGGTACGACTAAATACTAACCAAAACAGTATAGCATAAATATATCTACGAGGTAGATATGGCACAAATAATAGACGGACCACAAACACAATTAGATAGAACTGTTAAAATTTTTGACAGCTACTATAATTTCACCGCTTCAGTTGGTGCCAATCAATATGAAATAGTTTTTTCATATTTTTTATCTGTTTGCAAAAGTAGAAATACTGCTAAAAATTTCACAGCAATGTTGTTTAGAATTGCTTCTACTATTGATGAAAACCCAATGACATTATTAGATTATCTACAGGGTACTGGAGATAAAATGAAGGCTACACGATTAATGGTTTATTATCTTAACAGTTTAAAAAGTAAAACTACATTATATGGTGTAAATGCAGAACCTACACCCAATGAATCAATTCAACGAAACATAGTAACGTAATGGCTAGTTTTGCACAGGGTATATATGAAGTACAGAATCCCGAGAAATATATAGGAAAACATAAACCTAGATATCGTAGTGGTTGGGAAATGACTTTTATGATGTTTTGTGATAACAATAAGAACGTACTTAAGTGGGCTAGCGAAGCAATCAGTATCCCATACCGCCACCCATTAACTGGTAAGATGTCAATGTACATACCCGACTTCTTTGTAGTGTATGCAAACAGACATGGAAAACAGATAGCAGAAGTTGTAGAAATCAAACCTAAAAAACAAAGTCTTATTGAAAGCAAAGTAGCTAGTGCTAGAGATAGGGCTATTGTCGCAGTCAATCATGCTAAATGGGTAGCAGCCAATGCTTATTGTAGACAGAATGGATTTGCTTTTCGGGTGGTTACAGAGGATGACCTTTTTCATCAGGGCCGTCGTAAGTAATAAATATACTGTTATTTAGGATAGCACATGACAAAAAAGTTAGAAGAATTATTTGAACTACCAATTGATGATGAGGTAAACAATCAAGTGTTTGAAAACACACAGGTTAGTTTTGTCACACAAGAAACATACGATACATTACAGAAAATTGAGATTGCTTTGCCCCAAGTTCGTGGGTTAGAAGCAAGCGATAATGAAATGGACGAACTTGCATCATTGGCTACTAGTAGCTATAAAGACTTGATGGATTTAGGTATGCAAGTAGATAGTCGCTTTTCAGCCGAAATATTCAATAGTGCAAGCGGTATGTTAGGACATGCTATCACTGCTAAGACTGCAAAGATTAATAAGAAGTTAAAAATGCTTGATTTACAGTTAAAGAAAGCACAGTTAGATCAAAAAATTGCAAGTAAAACTGAAGAAATTGAGAATACCCCGTTAGGTGAGGGTAGTCTAGTTGACCGTAATGAGTTGCTAAAAACCATATTGGCAAACAAAAAAACGGATAATTGATAAATAATAGAATAGGAATAACATAATGAAAACCCTTCGTCATTACTTAATGGAAAGTGTTCGCACATACAACTACACGATTAAAATCTTGGGTGATGTAGAGAACAAAAACTTATTGAATATGTTTATACATAATCTAAGTAAATTTGATCCTGTAAAAATCAGTGATCCCAAAACAACTGTAATTCAAAAAAATCCTTATGGATTCCCACTTGAAGAAACGAATCAAAGTGTAATAATTATTCAAGCTGAATTCAAATATCCAGCAACAGAACCGATGATTGTACAAATTGCACAACAATCAGGTCTAAGAAATATGATTCGTGCAGTAACAAAAGATTACAATGACAGTATCAATGCTGAAAATGACAAATATGCTAATCAAGTGCAAGATGAAGAAAAGAAAGCATTATTAGATACACCTGAATTAGAAGATAACGGCAAACAAGCTAGCAAAGACTATGCTAATCAATATCTAGATAAAGTAATTCCAAAAGAATCAAGCATTGATATCCCTTATAATGCTAAGAAAACCCCAACAATCAAGAACACAAGCAAAGATGGTATTCAAACAAAGAGTCCTTTTAGTAGTGTTAAGATGCCAGAAAGACCAGCAATCGGAGCACATAAATGATCGACTTTACTTCTACCCAACTCAGTTGGATACTCATCGGGGCTTGCAGTATAGGCGGTACTGGTTACATGTCTGTGGATACTAAAATTAAAGAGTTAGATACCAGTGTACAAATATCAAGTGCAAAAATGGATGACATGAAAACAAATATGTCTGAGTTACAAAAACAATTAACTCGCATGGAAGACAAACTAGATAGAAAACAAGGATCAAAATAATGGATTTTAAATCATTACTACAAACAATGGATAATATAAGTGAAACTGTACACAAAGCAGGTCCGGGCGGATATGGTAATCGTCATGGTACAGAAACACAAACTGACCAATACGGTAAGCCGATTGGTAAAGTAAGTTTAGCTAAGATGGGTCCTAAAGATGATACACCTAAGAAACGTGGCGCACCTGTAAAGGCTGACAAGCCGTTGACAGGTAAAGATGATCCAAAAAATAAAAAAGTAGGTGACTTGTTTGGTCGCACTACCGGTGATGTACCAGCAGGTAAAAAAGGTACAAAAGTTTCTAAGATGGACGCCGCCGATAAGGAAGAAAAGAAAAAAGAAAAAACTGAAAAGAAAAGTTTAAAAGATTGGATTGAAGTATCTGAGCACAATCAATTGAATGAAGAAGATGTTTCAGTCAAACCAATTCAAGCAAGTCAAATCATTGGTCAAGATGGTAAGTCAATGGGAACTGCTGATCCTGCAACTGCCAATGCTATTAAAGCGGCAGCTGAAAAAGGTACATTGAATTTGTCAGGTGATGATAGTAGTACTACTTCTAATAGCACTAGTTCACAACCAATGACTGAAAAATCTGACAAGCCAGTTAAAACTGACGCTTCAGCAGAAGGCAAGTATAAAGGCAAAAGTAAAAGCGAATTACTAAAAGCATTTAAGCATTTAAAGAAAACTGGACCTCATGAAAAAGATAGCACACAGTATAAAAACATGAAAGAATTAGCAGTTGCTATTCGTGCTAAGGGCGTCTCGGGTAAAGAAAAAGAAGAACCGGTATCAGAAGGTGGGTACAGAGGTCGTGACGCTTACAGCCGAGACGAGTATTCGGCAACTACAGGCTTTGATAAGAAGGATTCTCAAGCATATCAACAAGACGGTGGAGCCAATGATGAAGGTTGGGAAGATGAAAAACCTAAATATCCTAGAACATCTGATCGTATGAGACAAGCACAGCAACGCCATTATGGATTTAAACGCCCTAGTTCAGAATCTATTGGTGAAGGCGAAGGTAACTTTGAACAACAGGAAGAAGCGTATGTTGCCTGCATAGTGCAACATAACCGTTCAGGCCAAGCAGTTGTACAAAGAACAAAACCTATAAGTCGTGACCGAGCAGAAGAAGTAATTAAACATGCTCTTTCTAAAAATACATTTGTACACCCTCCATTCATGACTATTTACCCAGCAAGTGCTGGTAAGTTAGACGGCTCAACTATTATGGCTCAATTTCCTGATATGAGTCAAGAAGCAGGTCCTGCTAATACTGGTATGATGGAAGGTAAAGAAAAAACTAAGGCAAAAGACTTACCAGGTGATCAAGATGAATTAGATGTTGCACCACCAAAAGGTAAGTTAACTGGTGCAGACTTTAAAGCATTGTCAAAAAAGAAAAAAGTTAAAGAAGATCGTACTATGCAAATATTAGAAGGCATCAACTTTAAAGAATTAATGGCTTCAGCAGATTCAGAAGTACAAGAAATGTTGATTGAATTGCAAGATGATGTAGAGATGTTTAAAAAGACAGGTCACACATCTGAATTGATAGATTCATTCTTAAAAGTACATTTGCATCACAGTAAAAAGAGAATTACAGATGAAGCCGCAGGCGCAGGACGTGGTTCAGTAAATCCACCGGCAGTTAATCCTTCAGCACCCTTGCCACCAGCAAGATCCGCTGCACCAGGATGGGGCAGAGATGACTATAAACCTTTAGTACCTGACACCTCACCTAGACCAGCAATGGGCACCATCAAAGGTGGTGTATGGAATGCTGATCCTCCTAAGCCAGGTGAAAGAGGAGTACCCGTTCCAATGGATCCAGAAGGCGTTAAAGAAGGTAATTTTTTAAGTACATTAGGTCAATCTAATAAAACATTCGAAAGTAAAAAAATGAAAGATATTCAATTAGAAAACTGGGAAAAAGAATTAAATTCTTTACTAACTATCAATGAAGGCATTACTGTATCTACAAGTACTGGTCAACAAGGTTCACCTGACTCAGTTAGCGTTAATGCAACTGACGGAGATTCAGCAGAATTGTTACAAGTCCTACGTCAAGCTGGCTTAGGAGTGTTTGGTGGCGAAGAAGAACGTAGTAGTTACGGCTCACCAATGCACAGTCATGAACCAACAGGAGCTGGTTCTGAACCAGAAATGAGTCCAGCGGTAGTTGGAGACGGTGATGATATGATGGCATTGATTAAGAAAATGTCAGGTATACAAGATAGCGGCGATCAAGGAAGTGAAGAACCAGAAGGCGTTGCAGTAGTTGATTTTTCAAGTGAAGAAGGTTCAGAAGAAGATGATGAGCAAGCAAAACACGGTTCTGATGGTCATAGCCATGAAGAATCAGATGACGAAGGTGAAGAAATTTCAGAATTAAGAGCAGAATATCCAGGTGGTAGCACAGATTTTAACACAGGTGAAGTTAAAACAACCGGAGCAACCAATGAAGATGAAATGGAAGAAGGTAATGCTTTTGGAAACGAAGTTCGCCAAAAGAAATCAGACAATATTCCTGATAGCCAACAACGCATCACAACAGGTGGACAGAATCTTCCAGTAAAAGAAGAAGGTCATAACCACGAAGGTCATGAAACCTGTAACGAATGTGGTATGTATGAAGCACGTTGTGTTTGTGAGCCGGGTAAAGAACAAGTTGAAGAAGAACAACTAGATGAACTAAGTCCCAAGTTGATGCAAAAAGCGGTAAACAAATCAAACGCTATGATGAACAAGAGTTACCAAGATAAAGATCATAATGCCACAACTGATTATGCAAATCAAAGTACTAGAATACAGCATGGCATGGATAAAAGAGCAGGTAAACCTACCGACTTCACTGGAAACAGTAACCATTACGTAAAAAATGAACCAGGTGCTAATACAGCTAAAGGATCTCGTATGCCTGTTGGAATGGCAGAAGATTACGCAAACGAAGCTGGTCATGAAGAAATGGCTAGTTTAAAGCATTTGTTAAACGTGGGCAATGATATGCACTACCCTAAAGAAAAACAATCTGTTGGCAATCCAACTAAAGTAACATATGAAACAAAGTTATTGAAAGATTCAACAAGTCTATTACACGACTTTAGAAAATTAAGCGGAATAAAATAATAAAAATCCGTACTTTAAATAGCTCGGTTCGCCGGGCTATTTTTTTGGTTCCATCTTACTGATTAAAAACGATAAATACATAATAAGGTAGGATAAAATGGCACAACAAATTATAGATTTCGGCGCATTCCCAAATGACCCTGCTGCCGACCCAATACGAGCAGCCTTTCAAAAAGTACAGAACAATTTTACGGATTTATATTCAACTACACTTACCACTGGTGTCACATCAGTAACAACTGGTCCCGGATTAACACAAAATAGAACTACTGGGGCTGTTCTTGTAAGCGCAAATATAGCCAGTATCACAATACAAACTCAGAATGGATTATTAATTGGGGTTGGATCTCCTACATCAACATCTGCTACAATAACAAATTCTGCTACACCTTTTGTTATTGGTCTTTCTACACAGATATCAATTTCTAATGTTGTTGCAACCAGTGTCACCGGTACATTAAGAACAGCATCCCAGCCGTATGTTACTAGTCTAGGTACTCTGGTATCATTAGGTGTTACTGGTAATGTCACTGCCTCTAACTTTTTAGGTAATCTAGTAGGCGGCACTATTTCAGGAACGGTAGCTGCGCCAGGAGCAAATACTCAGTTATTATTCAATAATAGAGGTAATATTGGGGCAGCCTCTAGATTAACATACTCTGGTACTTCATTACAAATGAACGGAGATTTTACTGTAATTAATGGTGGTGTTAGTGCTATTAATCTTACTGCCTCTGCCAACGTATATGGTCAATATTTCATAGGTACTTTCTTAGGCCCGGCTTCAAATGCTTCAGTGGTTACTGGAGCTGCTCAGCCAGCAATTACGTCAGTTGGAACTCTTTCAAGTTTACAGGTTTCCGGTACATTAAACGCACCTACTATTGCAGGTAACGTTACTGGTAATTTAGCCGGTAATGTTATTGGTAATCTAGCAGGAACAGCAGACAGATCAATACAGGTCACCGGGGCATCACAACCTAACATTACTAGTTTAGGAACGTTGACTATATTAAACGTTCAAGGTAATGCATCTATCGGTAATATTAGTGCTACGTATATTGAAGGACAAGTAACATCTTCAAGTCAACCTAATATTAGAAAATTAGGATTGCTAGATGGATTAGCAGTTGAAGGTAACTTAACTAGTGGTAATATTACATTAACTGGTAGAATGAGTGCATCACTAATGGATGTGACTACATTCACTGCCGCTACTATAGCTGCTACTAGTCTTGCTGGCAATCTAGCAGGAAATGTTGCCGGTGACTTAACGGGAAATGTTGCAGGTAATTTGACAGGAAATGTTGCAGGTACTTTAACAGGAAATGTTATTGGAAATGTTTCTGGTAACATGTCCGGCAATATGTCTGGAAACGTGTCTGGTAATATTTCTGGTAATATTTCTGGTAATATCTTTTTACCAGGAGCAACCACACAATTGGTATTCAATGATAGTGGCATTGCCGGCGCACACACAGGTGCAACATATAATAAAACTACTGGATTGTTTAGCATTACTGCAAATATTTCAAGTGGCAATTTAAATTCAACAGGTATAATATTTGCATCTGCGGCTGCTAACGTAGGAGATTTAATCAGTAGAGGTGATGCAAACGTTACTGGAAATGTAAACAGTGGCAATTTAATTACAAATGGATTATTAACCGTCACTGGCAATGCAACAGTAGGAAATATTTCAGCTAGAACGCTTAGTGGCAATATTGTAAGTGTTAGTGGTAACGTATCTGGAGCTAATTTAGTTGCAAGCGGGCTTGTCACTATTCAAGGAACAAGCGCAGAATCTCTTAAAACTTCAGGTGGTGCTAATATTAGTGGCACTACAATGCAAGACGGTAGTGTAGTTACTGCAAACATAAACGTAACAACTAAACTAACAACATTAGATTTATCTGCAAGAGGAAATTTAGATGGCGCTAATCTAAGCACAAGTGGATTACTACAAGTTACTGGAAATGCAACAACAGGTAATTTAAACACAGGCATATTAATTACAACCGGTAATATTGTAGGCGGTATTGGTACAACTATCAATATTGGTGGCGGAATTATATCTATCGGAACGGCAACGGTAGGCAATGTAGTAACAGCTAATGCTAATATCACAGGTATTGCTAATGTTGGTTCGTTGTCATCTCAGGGTAATGTCAATGTAACACAGCAAATATTTGCTGACGGTAATATCAATGCATCAACAGCATGGGTTAATGCACAGAATGCTAGTTTGGGGAATGTAACATCTACTGGTAATATCGGAACAACTGGTAATATTAATGCAAGTAGTGGTTGGATTAATGCAGCCAATGCAAATTTCACTTCAATGCTTGTTGGCAATATTACGGGTAATATTTCTGGTAACACAATGCGAAGTAATGCACTAACTGTTTCCGGCACTTCTAATTTCTCACACGTAGTTCTACCTACAATAGCGTCAGTGTCAATGGCATCTATATCAGCAAGTAGTACTACTATTACAGTTACAACTACAGCCGATCATGGCATGACAGTGGCAGGAGCACAGATAACACTATCAGGTGTTTCTGGTACCAATGCTCCAAGTGGACCTTATACAGTTGCTACAGTTCCCACTAATACAACATTTACATTTACTGCAACTGTAGCGCCATCGGGTGGTATTTCTGGTGGAACATTAACTATTAGACCATTATTAACAAGTACAGGATCAGGATCATTTGGCGGTACAATGACTGTTACGGGTACTGGTACATTTGGTAATGCTGCTACTACTCACCTAACAGCATCGGGTGATTTGTATGCAAATGGTGGTTTAATAAAATCTGCTAATGCAAACTTTACCGGAACTGCATCTTTATTACACATTGATTCAACAGGTAATGCTAACTTTAGTGGATCTGTATTCAAAGTAACAGCTTCTGCCTCATTCGCTGAAGTACCTACTGCGGGTAACATTACTTCACAAGCAAATATTCAGGCTGCGAACCTAGTTGCAACAAATACATTGACCGGAGGTAATTTATCTACTCCGGGACAATTAACAGTCGCTGGTACAGCTAATGTATCTCACATGACTTTACCATCAGTTGTATTAACTGGTACGTCAGCAATCACATCAATTCTATACAATACTGTTACTATTCGTGTAACCACTGTTAATTCGCACGGTATGGCAGTAATTGGAGCAACTGTTGTTGTAACCAATGCAAGCACAACAACCAATGGTACTTGGATTGTTTCTAATATTGTCGATTCAAAAAGATTTGAATTTGTAGTTAACGTAGCACCATCAGCATCAATAACCGTAGGAGCAACTACATCTATAACAATTAAACCAATATTATCTAGTTCTGGGTCAGCATCTATTGCCGGAACAATGTCTGCTGGTAACGTTGGAACAACTCACGTTGATGCTAGTGGTAATATATCTGCCTCATCTGGGTATGTATTCTCAAAAAATGCAAACGTTACTGGATTAGCCAACGTAGGCAATTTAGTAACAGGCGGAAACTTATATGCAAATTCTGGATTAATTAAAGCACTGAGTTCAAACATAACCGGTACATTAACCTCATTACACATTGATTCAACAGGTAATGCTAACTTTAGTGGATCTGTATTCAAAGTAACAGCAAATGCAAATATTGGTAATATCAGTAATATCATGCACATTGTGTCTACTGGTACTATTTCTACTAGTGGTTTACTAAAATCCGCAAATGCCAATATTACTGGTTTAGCTACTCTTGCAAGTGCTAATGTCACTGGAAATAGCTCACACGGTAATATTGAGTCACTTGGTATATTAAACGTTGTCGGCAATGCTAGTGTAGGTAACTTCAGTACTGCAATAATAAGTGCTACTGGTAGTGCTAGTATTGGTGGAGGATTATCCGTTACTGGTAGTGCTAATGTTGGTAACTTACAATTCCCTGCATCAGCTACTGTATTAGGAACAATTTCTGCAACATATGCATCTACTACTATTACGATTATTAGTACAATTGCACACCAACTAAGTGTTGGTAATGAAGTTGTATTATCAGGTATAACAGCAGCAACAAATGCACCTAATGGTGTCTATGTGATTGCAACAATCCCAGGAACACCACAAGTAGGTGGACAACCTAGTAGCTTTACAGTCACAGCCGCAGTAGCACCAACAGGTACATTAGGTGGAACAATTGTTGTAACAGTAAGACCTTTAATCTCTAGTGCAGGTTCTGGTATCTTTGATGGTCGATTAAAAGTAGGCGGCAATGCAGAAATTTTAGGTAGTTTAACTGGATTAACTTCATTGTCAGTAAGTACATTGATTTCAGGAGCTACTTTCCAAGCATCTGATTTTAACGGATCAAATGCTAATATAACAGGTAACGCAAAATTTGGTAATTTGTCAACACCTGGATTAGCAAACATAACAGGTCAAATTATTGCAGGTGGTAACTTAACAATCACTAGTACTAATCAATCTAACTTTAGTGGTAATCTTGGCATCCCTCACTTATTTGCATCAGGCAACGTACAGGGAAATGTTCTAGTATCTTCAACTATAATCACTGCGATAGGAAATGTTTCCGGTGGTAATTTAACTACCAATGGAATGTTAAAGGTAGACGGCAATGCAAGTGTAGGTAACATCACTACAAAAGATATCAATGGTACATTAGTTTCTGTGTCAGGAAACGTATCCGGTGCTAACTTAATTGCTAGTGGTATATTGACTGTTGCAGGTACTGCTAACATAGCAAGTTTATCGTTACCAAGTACCCTTAAAGGAATTACTTCAATTACTAATTCTGGTACTACGGTAACTGTTACTACAACTACTGATCATGGCGGAAGTATGGGCACTGAATTTACATTGACCGGTACAACAGCAACTACATTCCCGCCAAATATTAATGCAGGTGGAAATCCAGCATGGTTTGTAATTGCTACTGCCACATCAAATACATTTACATTTACTGTGGCATCAGCACCTACAGGCACAATTGGTATTTCAGTTGCCTCATTAAACTTCAGACCATTCTTAGTTAGCACTGGTTCAGCAACCTTTGGTGGTGGATTAACTGCAACAGGGACAGTTATAGCTGGTCAATTCACTGGATATGCAAATGGTCTTCAAAATATACCAGCAGCAAATATAACTGGTTATGCTCCATTAGCTAATGTGGCTAATACAGCAGTTACTGCTGGATCTGCTACAACGGTTACCGGTGCTTCACAGACAAATATTACTGAAGTTGGTAATCTACTTAAATTATTTGTAGGTAATGCAACAGCTAATACTAATTTTGGAAATGGAACAATATCGTTAACTGGCAATTTGAATGCAGGTAACATACTTGGAAACGGATTCTTCTTAGCATCTGCAAATGGAGCAAACGTTTTAGGCAATGTAGCAGGTGCAACATTAGCTTACGGTCTATCCCCAGGACCGTATACTAGTATTAATGCAGTAGGTACATTAAGTTCTTTAACTATAACCGGTGACACAGTTACTGGTTTAGCAAATGTTAACGGTCTTATAGTTAGAGATGCAACAGGTAGTCACGTTAATTTTAGCACCAATCAAACACTAACTGCTCAATCTACTGCACCTGCAATGAATAAAACAATTAACATTATATCTGGAGTTGGAGTAGCTCCATATAACGTCACGATGCCTACAATAGCTTTGGGTAGAAGTATATTTGTGTTTAATGATTCAGCACAGACAATCAATATATTACCAATTGGTGCTGGTGTGAATTTGGATGGGTTTACAGGCGGTGCATCCTTTCCATTGGGTGCAGGAGCAAGAATTCAATTTGTAGCCGGCACATTAACAAAATGGTATGCTCTAACAGGAGTTTATTCTTAAAAGGAAAATTATGATAACATTGGAATTATTACAGGCATTATGCCCAAAAACTAAAGTAGCAGTACTAAAAGTATATGCTCAACCCTTACATGAAGTAGCAGAATACTATGACATGTATGATAACATGCGTAGAGCGGCAGCATTTGTTGCACAAACTGCACATGAATCAGGTGGCTTTAACTTTGTTAAAGAAAATCTAAACTACAGTGCTAAAGGATTGATGGGTACTTTTAAAAAGTATTTCCCTACTGATGACTTAGCAAGACAGTATGAACGCAAGCCAGAAAAGATTGCAAATCGTGTTTACGGTGGACGTATGGGCAATGGTCCAGAAGAATCAGGTGATGGTTATAAGTTCTGTGGTCGTGGATTGATTCAGTTAACAGGTAAACAAAATTATACTAAGTTTGCCGCAGATTTAGGTATCAGTATTGACGAGACTGTTGCATATTTAGAAACACCTGAAGGTGCAGTAAGCAGTGCAGGTTGGTTCTGGGATAACAACAACTTAAATCAATATTGTGATAGTGATGATTTTGTTACATTGACAAAACGAATCAACGGCGGAACTATTGGGCTTGAAGATAGACAACATCATTATCATCTTGCATTAGATTTATTACAAGGACATTAATATGTCACAGCCGGTTTGGAAAACCCCCGCAGGAGATTTAGGAACCTATAATATAGGAACCCCAATAAATTTAACATTGAGTGCGGCAGCAACATTTCCTGCAAGTTATTTAGAATATAAATTATTAAGCGGAGAATTACCAACAGGTGTATCTTTAGACGCATTTGGAAATATTAACGGTATTCCCTCAAATAGTTTAGTTGAAAAAAATTTCACTTTCACAATACGTGCTACTGATGAGTTAAATAAAATACGTGATAGAACATTTAACCTAGCAACGTCAAGTGTAATTAATAAACCAAAAATAACTACGCTGCCAGGTGAAATCATAAACGTAATTGATAGTTTGTATGTAGATTATAAAATTCAATATTCAAATGTCGTTTCGTCAAATAACATATCATTTACTATCCTGGCAGGAAATTTACCACCGGGATTATATTTAAATCCTGAGGGAATAATTAAAGGTTATCCCAAAAAACCGTTTTTAGCTAACAAAAGCCCAACAACTATAAAATATACCTTTACAGTGTTATTGACAAGTGATTTGGGAAATGATATTGCTATTTTTTCAATCGTGGTAAGAAATAAACAATTATCAAGTCCACTCAATAATAGAATTCCGGTAATCTTAAATAAAAAACCATTACATGAACCTATTAGGGTCGATGATCCATACACTGATTATTATTTGTTAGAAGGTGAATCAATATCTACTATCAAAGCTAATGAATATTTTGCTTTTAAAATAATTGCAGTAGATTTTGATAACTCGCTCATCGATTATCAATTTGGTGGACTGCCACCTGGACTAGTTGGTAATAGTACTACTGGTTGGATTACGGGCATCCCAAAAGAACCTAGAAAAAATATTGTAACATATGATATTTCAGTCAGTGTAGCAAAAAGAAATAATCAAACATTAGTTTCTGCCCAAGAAATTTTTAGAATTAGTATACGTAAAGATATTGAAGAAGATATTGCATGGAATACCGGTAGTGATTTAGGAACAATATTCAATGGTACAATAAGTATGCTTAAAGTTTCAGCTACTGCTACTGAATCATTAGTGTATGAAGTTGTCAGTGGTTCTTTACCTAAAAACTTAGTTTTATTAGAAACTGGTGAAATTGCAGGAAGAGTGGCTCAACAACCTGACGTTTACAAAATATTAACAATAGGTGATACTATTGAATTCAATTTTACTATTAGAGCATTTAGCAGAACTTATCCGTTACTAACAAAAAGTAAACAATTTAAAATTACGGTATATCAATACTACCCTGAACCGTTAGAGAATGTATATTTCAAAGCATTCCCTAATACTTATGGAAAACGAGTAATTTTATCATTATTGACAGATACCAGTTTAATACCAACTGACTATCTATATAGACCCAATGACATGTATTTTGGAAAAGCAACAGATGTTAGATTTGTTCATGTATATGGAATAACTGCTAGTTCAATGCAGAGTTATATTAACGCTACACAGAAAAATTACTATGAACGTAAAATTACGTTAGGTGAAATAAAAACAGCGATAGCCACTGATTCTGACGGTACTGTATTGTATGAAGTAGTATACAGTAATATTATAGATAATTTACAAAATGAAAACGGTAAGGGAGTATCAGATAAATTAACTTTTAATAATCCAATAAGTTTACGATTGGGCCCTTGGTTCATTAATAACTCCTCACTATTAATCAATACGTCTACTGTTAAAATTAATGCGAGTCCCGGAACAACTATGTTTGTATATCCTGCAGGATTGCATAACATGAGATCAGCATTAACATCAAATATTACTCAAAATTTTGATAATAGATTGATGCCGTTGTGGATGACCTCACAACAAACGGATACAACACTAGATTCTACTTTGGGCTATGTACAGGGATGGATTATATGTTATACTAAACCTGGATATGCTGAGATTATTAAAAATAATATCAATGAAAATTGGAATTATACGCTAAATGAAATTGATTTTACTATAGATCGATTCATAGTTGACAAGAGTGCAACATATAACTGGAATACTAACTTGACTATTCCTTCTTGGAGTGATTTACCAAGTGCAACACCTGTACCGGACCCATTCGATTCGAATGATGCAGTTGTTCTTTTCAGCAAAAAAACTATTTTACCAAATAGTTAAACTATAAATAGAAGACGGAATTAAAAATTATGAGTTCAATTAACACTAGTGCAATTAACACAGCTTACCCAATCCCTGGAGTGAATAATAGCACCCAAGGATTCAGGGATAACTTTACCAGTATTAAGAATAACTTAGATACTGCAAAAACAGAGTTAAATGACCTACAAAATAAAGTTCTTGTAAAATCTGCATTAGCTGGTAGAACATTAGATAATAATATGGCAGGCGTATTGATATCTAATGCTAGTATTAAAGGATTTCGCCAACCAATGCATAATATGGGTTCTAGCATAAGTGATACTCTATTAATTGATGTAACTAAAGGTGATGTACAATACGGAACTATTGTTGGTGACACTACTATTAGTTTTGCTGGCTGGGCCACTACTGGTACATTGTGTAGTGTTCAACTTAATTTGACTATTGATTGGAACGCTGGATATACTATCTATTTACCTAGTACAGTTTATAATGCACAAGCAACCATTGCCAATGGAATGGATGCTACGGTAACTATATTAGAAAATTACGGGTTCATCGGTACTCCTGGAGTAAATGCTACCGTAACTAATCAAATTACTGCACCTGCAGGTGTTACTGAATTACAGTTAAAATTTAGTACAGTAAATTGTGGCACAACAATAAGTGTACAGCCATTAAATAGAAATCAAACTACTTCTTATATAAATTTAAGACAACCTACCAACAAGGGTGTGCCTGGTGACATGCCCGGAGCTATTTGTTTCGATGGATATGATTTGTATATATGTATTGGAGCATATGACGGTTCTACTACTATCTGGGGTAAACCTGGTTGGTCATTAGTTCCGGCAGAGACAACTTAATGGAACACCCTTTCATGCCAGATTTGTCAAATAAAACAATAGATGAACTACAAACATCTATTCAAGATTTAACTAGTAAATTAACTTTTGCACATCGTATTGGTAAAGAGTTTATGGTAAATCAAATACATATGGTTCTTGAAGGCTATAACAAAGAATATGCCAAGAGAATGGATGAACTGTACAAGAAGCAAAACATCCAAAACAATATCAAAATTGACAATAATAAAGCCTAAAAGGGCAAATAGCTATTGTATTTTTGTAGAAACTATGTTATCATAGCACAATGCAAATTGATATATACGGTCAGCAAATTTTAGATGAAATGGACTTATGCAGTGCCTTTCTATCTGACCCCAACATAAAAATCAAAAACGCATTAGTCTCTGATGATATCTATTTTGATAAAGATTTAGAGATAGAAAATATACCCACATTCAAGAAATATGTCAAGCAATCTATAACTAAGGAAGAGTTTGACAATCAATTACAACGTAATTGGTTTATTCCAGAAGAATACAATCAATTAGATATAGCCAAACATGTACTAGACTTATGTCAAACTGACGCAGAATTACAACGAGTTGGGCAAGAGTTAATATTATATCAGCAACGAGATTTGTTTCAATTATTGCGTTATTGTAAGTATCTAGTTGATACTATGAGAGCAAATAAAGTTGTTTGGGGAGTAGGTCGTGGTAGTAGTGTATCCAGTTATGTTCTGTATTTGATGGGGATACACAGAATAAATAGTTTGCATTATGACTTGTCCATTGACGAGTTCTTAAAATAAGGAGAAAATTATGCATAGATCAGCATTAGGTAAAACAGTAGATATGTCTTCATTGGTTTCAAAAAATGAAAAAGTACGTGCCGTGGGTAACATGAACGTAAATGCTAGAGGTGATATTATCGACAGTCACGGCAGAGTGGTACAGGATAATACACAACGAGTTAAAAGACAATATAGTAATACTGTTAATAAACCATCAATTCAAGAAGATGTACAACCAGAAGTTGTAACTCCTGTAGTTACTCCTCCACCGGTAGTAGAAGTAATAGCACCTGACTTGAATCCAGAAGAACAAAAAATGTTTGAAGAATTTGATGATTACGAAGAAGTTGAAGAAATCAAGCAAACCGAAACAGAGAAACCGAAAGCAAAGAAATGAAATTAGCGTTTGAACCACATAAGTTTAGTAAAGAGAGTTTTAAACCCGTTGGAAAACATATCATTGTAAGTGATATGGAATTTGATGAGCGAATCACGACAGGTGGAATCGTGTTGTTATCTGATAATCGTAAGGATCATGGTATCAGACCACGCTGGGCGCAAGTATATGCATTGGGTTCTGACTTCAATGATGATGAGATACAAGTGGGTAAATGGATTTGTATTAGTCATGGAAGATGGACACGGGGCATTGATGTTGAAGATGAAACGGGAGAAAAGACGTTGCGTAGAGTCGATGAAAATGATATACTACTAGTATCAGACGAACCCGTCTATGATTTAACAATTGGTGAAAAAGGATAAAAATGAAATGGTTAGATAATTGGTTCTTAAAGAAAGTACGTTGGGCTTGGGATCATCAAGAAGCAGACGAAGGACCCAATCTTGTTATGACTGGTAGTAAAAGACAAAACATCGGTCGTGCGATTTCAACAAGACATGATTCTTCTGGTGAATTAGAAAGTCGTGGGGTATCATTCAATCTATATTCTGCTAACGGCGGGCATGTAGTTGAACTGCGTAACTATGATGATAAAGCAGACAGAATAAAAAACTCATTACATATCATACCACATGACAAAGACTTGGGTGAAGCACTTAACCACATTATCACTTACGAAGCATTAAAACGATGAAAAATCAACTCTGGGTAGAAAAATATAGACCTCATTCTGTAGAAGATTATGTCTTTGTAGATGACAGACAGAAAGAGCAAGTTAACGGTTGGATAGAAACTGAAAGCATCCCTCATCTATTGTTAAGTGGCGAACCCGGTACAGGTAAGACTACACTTGCAAAAGTTCTTATACAAGAATTAGGTGTAGAAGAATATGATGTATTGGAAATCAATGCATCACGTGAGAATAGTGTTGACGTAGTGCGAAACAAAATCATTGGCTTTGTGCAAACAATGCCATTTGGTAAATTCAAAGTCGTATTATTAGATGAGGCAGATTATCTAACTCCAGCAGGTCAGGCAGCATTGCGTAATGATATGGAAGCATATCACATGACTGCACGATTTATTCTAACTTGTAACTATGAACACAGAATTATCCCTGCACTTAAAAGCAGATGTCATGAATTTAGAATAACTAAAACGGATAAGACAGAATTTACTGCACGTGCCGCAACAGTATTGGTTGCTGAGAACATAGACTTTGATTTAGATATACTAGATAGCTATGTCAGTGCTACATATCCTGACTTGCGTAAGTGTTTGAATCAGATTCAAGTAAATAGTAGTACGGGTAAATTGTTACCTCCAGTAGATGCTGGCAAAGGTGAAGATGAATTGCTTTTTGAAGCAACACAATTGTTTAAAGCAGGTAAAATTTTAGAAGGTCGTCAGCAATTACTACAACATTTAAGTTTATATCCTAGTAGATTAGAAGATATCTATCGTTGGCTGTATAATAATTTAGATTTGTGGGGTAATTCAAACGAGAAGCGTGATGCTAGTATCATTATCATTCGTAATGGTCTAGCGAATCTATCAATGGTTGGCATCCCTGAGATCAGTCTTGCAGCCACAATGGTAGAATTAACAAGTTGAGAACAATATGAGATATTTTTTAGTAACATACGTAACTAAGCCTGATGGCAAGATTGATGAACAAGTAGAGATTTCTAAAAATCTAAAGGATAGAGATATTACTATGTGTAATATTATTTTAGATTTTAAAGAAAAGAATGTTCAGAAGAATGTAGTTCAAGGTAATGTGATGAATCTATCATGGAGTACACTGCTAGAATATTACAAAAAAGTATATCCAGACCAAATTGATCAATTAGAAAAAATTAACGGAATATAAAAAAATAGGGATGTTATGAGCACCCCTAAACCCGATTAAGCGTACAGTCTAAGTACGTGCTCTATAATTTTGTGGCGTTGAACATCTTTCAGTTCAAAGTTACACAATTGCAACCCTGGAATCACCCCCTTCCCCAATCGATTTTGTAAGTCTAGTAGCCCATTGTCGGCTTTTTTTCTATCAGCTTGTTCTATGTCGCCAGTAATTACAATCTTACTGCCGATACTGATTCTAGTCATAATCATCTTGAGTTGACTGGGGGTTGCGTTTTGAGCCTCATCTAATACGATATAGCTATGTTTAAAGTTTCGACCTCGACAGAATGCTAGGGGTGCAATTTCCACTATCTGTTCTTCTAGCATGTGGGCGATTTCCTTTACCGTATAATACTCTCTCAATACATCAAGCAAAGGTCTTGTCCAAGGTTCCATCTTAGCGTTCAGATCACCTGGCAAGAAGCCATGCTTTTCATCATCTACCCCAACGGCGGGTCGTGTAAGAATGATACGAGAAACTTCACCTGCTTTTAGTGCTTTGATTGCAGCTAACATAGCAAGATAAGTTTTTCCCGTTCCTGCAGGTCCACCGACCACGACAATATCAGTCTCTTGGTCTAGTAGTGCGAGGATATATTTTTCTTGGTTTACTGATTTGGGCACCATGACAATGGGCTTACTATTCAGCTTAGGACGACTTTGGTCAAAGTTGATTGTTTTTGATTCGTGTGTGTAGTATGTTTTCTGTGTGTTATCGTATTTTTTACTGTGTGCGTATCTTGTATCTTGATCCTGAGTGCGTAAAGCACTTGTTTTGCGTTTGCTCAAAATATTCTCCTTTTTAGAGCCGAATGCTCATAACATTCAAGAGTATTTAAGGTGAAACGGTCCACGCAATATAGCATACTTTTAACACATCATCTGGTGATAAATATTAGGCTACGCTACAAAAAATCTAATTGCTCATTATCATTGCAAGAATGATAAATACAACTATGAGTAAACTTCCATCTGACGACTTTTTTAAAGATATAGATTATCCAAATATTATTGATAATATCAAGGGTATCTTCACCAGCGACGGTACCATTAATACATTGCTTGACTTTGAGCGTGTATTAGATGAGGCAGACTTGTACGCATACCAGAACTGGGAACTAGGTGAACTTGTCAACGGTCCTATTAGCAAAAAATACACAGTAACCTGTGTGTTTATGTATCCCGAGAAACTAATGCCCAATCCAAAAGGTGGAAAGAGATTAACACACTTAGGATGTACTATACATTTCAAGAAAACATCAATTGAAGTTCCAGTAAAAATCGAAGGACATGAAGATTTTGAACCAGGCACACATTATCCTAAGATGGTTGAGAAGCCGGTATGGTTAGTACGTATTGAAATACCAAGAGAATTAATGAATGATGTCCGTGAAGGTAGTATTGACTTAGCAGGACAGACAATTGAACTAGATGATTTAGATTCAGCATACGAAGATGACCTAGATAAAGAAGGTACTGAAGAACAAGGTAATGCGCCAGCCAATCAGGCTATGGGTCAACCACCAATGGCGGGCGGTATGCCACCGCAACCAATGGCACCCCCTCAGGGAGCAATGTAATGAGACTAGTTGAAAACTTAGATTATCGTGATTTAGTTGGACAAGTAATCCCAACATTATCTATTGATGAATATGAAGCAAAAGCAGGAAGCAATGATGAGATTATCACATTAGCTTTTAAAGTTGTCGGTAAAGCAGCTAGTACAGATTTGGTTGATTGGTTTGAACGTGGTTACGAGTGGGTACTAGATGCACAAGTAAGTGAAGGTGAGTATACTGCTGGAAAATATTTAGTTTTTGTTGAGATTGAAAGAAGAACTAAAGCAGTTGAACGTATTGTTGAATTGATTGATGACTTAGAAACACTAACAAACATGTCATTAGCAGATTGGACAGTTACAGTTGATGGTTCAGAATATGGTGCAGATATTTCAGAGTTAAAAGGTTTGTTCGAATTAAGTCCTCATTCTTACCGTGAAAGCAATCCGGAAGATACTGAAGAAGATGAAGAAGATGAAAAAGAAAATATTGAACCTGAATTAAATGAAATGCGTAGACAAGCTGGATTAGAACCAGCTAAGATGAATAAACAAAAAGATAGTTTATTAAAAGATTTTATTGCAAAGGCAGGATTATAACATGGCAACATTATTAGCAAAAAAAGCAGACGGTACTATACCATTAGCAAAGACAGACGATCACCACGAAGCATTAGCGGCTGATCCTAGTATATCAGCATTCCCGCAAGGTAGCTCATTCGGAGGAACATCTTCAAACGGATTCGGTACAACCGCACCCGGCTTTGGTGCAGTTCCCCCAGCATCAAGCTCCAGTGGACTCGGAAGTTTTGGAGCAGTTATTCCAGGAAAAGACTCAGGAGGAAATATGGCAGGATCAGTACAAGTAACACACAATCAAGCAGAGTCACTAAAAAGTGGCGGTGGTGCAATGAGTGAAGGTGGAGAATCTACTGTAGCATTGGATCAAAGTTCTACAGATTGGATCAACAAGAAAATGCGCCCAATGATGGGTTGGATTTATATGTTGACATGTACATGTGACTTTGTTATCTTCCCGGTACTATGGTCAGTGTTACAAGCAATGAGTCATGGCTCAGTAACAAGTCAATGGCAACCATTGACATTACAAGGTGCAGGACTTTACCATATTGCAATGGGCGCAGTTCTAGGTATTGCCGCATACGGTCGTACAAAAGAAAAAGTAGCCGGCGTAGCTTAATAAATATTGACTTAGCACACAAACTGTGCTATACTCAATACTATGGAACACTATCAAACTTTAGGGGTAGACAGAAATGCCTCCTCCGATGACATTAAAAAAGCATATCGCAAATTAGCAGGAGTTCATCACCCGGACAAGGGTGGTGATACTGCTACATTTCAAAAAATTCAAAGTGCTTATGAAACACTAAGCGATCCACAAAAGAAACAAGAATACGATAATCCAAATCCGTTTGGTCAAGGCGGTGGCCCTGGTGGCTTTCACTTTACTACAGGTGGAGGAGGGTTTAATATGCAGTTCAATGATATTTTTGGGCAGATGTTTGGGGGACAACGTAATAATCCTTTTGGTCATTCTTTCCAACAAACATTTAAGACAACCATTTGGGTATCGTTAGAACAAGTATTCAATGGGGCTGAACAACTATTACAACTACAAGGTCAGGGCGGCCCTCAAACTATTAAAGTTGAGATTCCAAAAGGAATAGAGAACGGTGCTCAAATGAGATATGATAATCTCATTGCCGGCGGAGTTCTTATTGTTGAATTCAGAGTTCATGTACATCCTAAGTTTGACCGTGTGGGGCAAGACTTAGTTTCACAACATAGAATTAGTGTATTAGATTTGATTGTGGGTACGTCATTTGATTTCACTACTATTAGTGGGAAAACATTTCAAGTCCAAGTCAAACCAGGAACACAACCTGATAGTACATTAAGAGTTTCGGGTCAGGGATTACCTCACATGAATGAACAAGGCAACGGTGACCAATTGCTATTGCTTAAACCATTTATTCCTGATAAAATAGACAACAAGATAACTGCTAGCATTTTGCAGAGTCGAAGTAATTAAATAAGATTTTAAAAGGAAATCATTTTGCACTCACCGGAAATCGAATCAATTATTGAAAAAGCAGTTGATTTAGCAAAACAACGCAACCATCAATATTGCACAGTAGAACATCTACTATTAGCATTAATTTCTTATGCACCATTTCAGAAATGTATAGGCAGCTTTGGTATTGATGCAGATACTATGAGTAAAGAAGTAATTACATATTTAGATAATTTAAAATATATCGAATTATCAGTATCTGAAGGACAAGAAATTCAGCCACGCAAAACTAATAGCTTAGAACGTGTAATGAATCGTAGCGTTACTCAAGTATTATTTACCGGTCGTAAAGTTGTAACAACTATTGACTTGTATCTTAGTATTATGGCTGAAGGCAATAGTCATGCACAGTATTTCTTATTGAAACATGGTTTTGTTAAGAATGAATTTGTTCCTTTTTGGCAAAAACATTACAAAGGCACACAAGCTGATGTTAAACTAACAGACGAACAAGCAGATAATATCCTAGAAGAATACACTATCAATTTAACACAACTGGCTAAGTTGCAGAAACTAGAGCCTGTGATTGGTCGTAGTAAAGAAGTTGATGACATTATCAATGTATTAGCTAAACGATTCAAGTCAAATGTATTGATGGTAGGTGATCCTGGTGTTGGTAAAACTGCAATTGCAGAAGGTCTAGCACAAATGATTGTCAATGATGAAGTCCCTGAATTCTTAAAAGACCATGAACTTTACAGTTTAGAGATCGGTAGTCTATTAGCAGGTAGTAAGTATCGCGGTGACTTTGAAGAAAAAGTTAAAGCAGTACTTGATGCACTGACTGTTAAGAAAGATGCAATTCTGTTCATTGACGAAGCACATACAATGCGTGGCGCCGGTGGTGCAACAAATGGTGCAGTTGATTTTGCTAACATGATTAAACCTGCAATTACTAAGGGTACATTAAAAGTTATTGCAAGTACAACTTGGGAAGAGTACTACGAATCATTTGAAAAGGACCGCGCATTGATGCGAAGGTTCTATCGTGTGAGTATTGATGAACCAAGTCGTGAATCTACAGTTAGTATTCTTAAAGGTCTAAGTGTACGATTGAATGACTTCCACAGTGTGGAGATTACAGATGAAGCGATTGAAGCCGCAGTTGAAGGTGCAACACGATACATTCAGGATCGTAAGAATCCAGACAAGTCTATTGATTTGTTAGATGCCGCTTGTGCTAAACAACGAGTAGCAGAGAACAAGGGCGCTATCATTACTAAAGAATTAGTGTTTGATCAGATTGAAAAATACACCGGAGTTCCTGCTGATAAATTAACTGATGATAACTCAGAACGTATTATTAACCTTGAGTCTAATGTAAAATCAAAACTATATGGACAAGAAGAAACAGTTAATAAGGTACTTGAACGTGTATATGTTAGTTTTGCTGGTATCGGCAATCAAACTAAACCACAAGCGAGTTTCTTATTCTTAGGCCCAACCGGTACAGGTAAAACTGAATTAGCTAAATTATTGTCTAAGAACCTTGACATGAAACTACTCAAGTACGATATGTCAGAGTATGGTGAAAAGTTTTCGGTATCAAGTTTGATTGGCGCGCCCCCGGGCTATGTTGGCTTTGGTGAGGGATCACTAGGTGGTGGACGACTGATTAATGACTTAAGCAAGAACCCACATTCAATTCTATTATTTGACGAAGTTGAAAAGGCTCACCCAGATATCTTTAATATCTTCTTGCAATTGCTTGATGAAGGTCGTGTTACCGGTAGCAATGGTAAAGAAGTCAATGCTAAAAACTGTATTATCATTATGACTAGTAACTTAGGTAGTGGTGACAGTGAACGAAATGTAATTGGTTTTGGTAGTCAAGAACGTAGCGGGGAAGATGACAAAGCATTAAAAGAATTCTTTAAGCCAGAATTCAGAAATCGAATTGACTTGGTATGTAAGTTTGGTAAACTAGATATGTTGGCAATCAAAAAAATTGTTATTAAATTTGCTGATGACTTGAAGAAATCTCTCAGAGAGGCACATAATATTACACTACACTTGAGCGAACCAGTAGTTGAGTATCTAGCAGAAAAGGGTTATGATAATAAAATGGGAGCCCGCCCACTAGCAAGAAAGATTGATGAACTAATTCGGGTACCTCTGAGCAAGAAACTCTTGTTTGAGCGTATCAAAAATAGTACAATCAATGCTAACTTAGAGAACGGAGAAATTGTTTTTGATGTTCAACAAAAATTAATAGCAGAAGTAGGTGAAGATGGCATTATTAAAGTTACAACAGACACGCAGTGATGGCGTAGGGTATATCGACCATAGAGACTTGTATTTCGGTAAATTTAATTACCGTGCAAGAGTTCATATGATCGGTGCATATTTATGTTCATATGCTACGAAAAAAGAAGATTTTCAAAAGCGAATAAAAATCAATAAGAAAACCATGGCAGGAGCCAAGGTCGATGAACTAGTTCTTTTTGCTGATTGGAAGAATACTCAAAAGAAAGAAAAGAAAAGTGATATCACTTTTCGTATTGAGGGACAGTCTGCTAGTGTGTTTTCTAATAACCTAGAGTTTTTAAGAGAATTAGAATCACTAGGATTCAATGTTGATTTTACTGCAATTGAAGATGTAGTACCTGTAGGTATAAAATACTTTGTCAATGAACCCAAATTCAAGTATCGTATCTATTTAAAAAGCAAACGAGTTTCTGAAGATTTTCCTAAGAAATTGAAGAATATGTTTGATAGGTATAAAGGTACAGGCACTAAAATTTCTCCCAGCCCCTCATTAAATGACTGGTTAACTGAAAGGGGAACTCCTAGTTTAGGTGGATACCTCTCTTGGAAACGCAGTTATTGTAGCAGTCATTACTTTATTGAATACAATGATGAGAGTTTTATTACGATTTTTGCACTTACCTTTACCGGGATTATTTCTAGGAAATACACTTTAGAAAAACGCCCAGAGTCAACATAAAATGATAAATACTCTATAATGGAGTGTTTACCATGGCAAAGATTGTCGAAACTGTATTTGTAGTAAAATTAAGTCAATTAGTAAGAGATAATCCAGCATCTATAGAGACTGCTGGGTTTGATGAGCTTCCAAAAACTATTGAAGAAGTCGTGCAACAGTTAGTTGCAGGTGATGTTTTAGTGGAAGTTGAAAAAGCATAATGAGCCAAACAACCGCACTTACCCTATTACCAACAACTATTGCAGTAGTAACCGGGGACAAACAACCCGGGGTAAGTTATTACACCTCTGGAAAAACCCTACAAACTATTACTTGGAAACTTTCAGCATTCTTAGGAACTGTAATTGTTCAAGCAAGTCTAGTTGAGAATCCAACAACTGATTCTGATTGGTTCCCTGTATATAATTTAATTTGTACTACAGGTAATAATAATGGCGGGTCAATACCTAATCCAGCAGTAAGTTTTGTAAATATCACTGGTAATTTTGCATGGGTAAGAGCAAAAGTATCGGCATACACTTCTGGAACAATTAATTATGTAAAGGTCTGTTATTAAAATGTTTAAGTCAACATTAATCGCAGAACAACTTAAAAAGATTCGTCCTTTATTAAAGGAAGCCAATCCACAGCAAAAACTTAAATTAATGAAACTAATGAAGGTTGCATTGAAAGAGAATTTTGATGAACGTATGGCATTGATTCGTAAATTAGTCAGAACTGGTAAATATGACGCAAGTGATTTAGAATTAGCTACTACTGAACAACTGCGTGAATTATTAGATGGTCAACATGGTTTAGATGAAGACCAAGCTATACCACTGTCAGGAAAGATATCAGCAAGACCTAATCAAGATCCAAACTCATTTGAGGATTGGGATTATTACCATCAAGGTGAACCAATACAACCAGGGTCCGATATACATACAAAAGTAAAAGATGTGCATTTACGCCAACGGGAACCTGCATATGATACAATGAGAAATGCTTTTGATAACCCTATACAACCAGGACCAATACTTCCGCAAAATCAATCAGGTGATACAATAATTCCATCACGTCCTAAACCTGCAGAAAAGATAAAAGATGCGGATGGTAAGCCAATTAGATTAAAAGATTTTGTCCCACATGATCCTGACATAATGGAAGATGATTTAAAATCAATTGATCCTGACGATCATGGAGAGACAGAAGGTCGTTTTGTAAAGAATCAAATACAAACTATGCTACGTGTTTTATCACATTTAGAAAATGCAATAGGTGATGACGAAAATTTACCTGAATGGGTACAAATGTTACTTAGCCAATCACAAGATAAGATTGTAGGTGTCATGGATTATATGATTAGTGCCAAAGAACTTGCCAAAAAAGAACAAACGGGTAATCAAAGTATAATATCAGCATTAAGTATGCTGGAGGGGGAAAAACGTACTAAAACCGTTATCCCTAACAAGAAAAAAGTAAAAGAATCTAAAGATTTTCTACAAGAAAAATAATTCGGGGTGGTCCTCAGTGTGTAAATAATTACATCATTTAAGAGGACCAAATGGCAACTAAAAAAACTAAAGTAACACCCGAAGCAGCACCCGTAGCAGCACCGGTAGCCGAGGCAGCCCCTACTGCAAAAAAGGCAACAAAATCAATTAAATCTACTAAAGAACCCAAAACGGTTCCTGTAGAAAAGGTTCAAGAAATTGCTGAACAGGCAGCTAAAGAACAAGCTCCACAACCCGGACAGATTCAAGTTAACGTTGACTATCTAAAAACAACCAAAGTACACATTGCAATGCCATGTTACGGTGGTATGTTGACTGAAAGTACATTCATGTCATTTATTAAGTGGGCTAATACTGCCCGTCAACTTGGTATTGACTGGACATTGGAAACAATGGTTAATGAATCATTAATCAGTCGTGCTCGTAATACACTAACAGCTAAGTTCTTAGAACAAGAAGGCTCAACGCATTTATTCTTTGTTGATGCTGATATTGGTTGGGAACCATGGCACTTGTTAGTATTAATCAACCGTGACGTTGACGTTATCGGTGGATTGTATCCAATGAAAACTATGCCGATCAAGTGGGTAGTTAATGGATTTGATGGTGCTGAAGAAGGTCCAGATGGATTCCAAGAAGTAAGTAAAGCAGGTACCGGATTCTTGTTAATGAAGCGTCATGTATTTGAAAAACTTAAAGCACATCCTGCTGTTAAGCAATACAAGAACGACATTGGATTAGATCCAAAATTTGACGCACATTTAAAGACATATTTTGATACAGCAGTTCGTCAAAATCGTTACTACAGTGAAGACTGGACATTCTGTGAAAACTGGCGTGATCTAGGTGGTAAAATCTATGTTGATAAACGTGTATTATTGCGCCATAGTGGTAGCTATGTATTCTGTATGGAAAATCAGGATCATTTGATGAATTCAATTGGTCCTATGTATGTTCAAGAATTACAGAAGAAACAAGCTGAAGCCGCTCAACAAGCAGCCGCAACCCCAGCACAATAATAGAATTTAATTCTATTTTAATGGCTATCACACACCGTGATAGCCATTTTTTTATATAAATACTATATACTAAGGATTATCTACTATGTTCTCATTTTTATTTTCTAACCCGCCGTTTAGTAAAGCACCACCGTATAATATATCTATGCCAATTTCAGCACCAAACTTAAATGATAAGATGGAACCAACAGCACCTAAAGTTAACACTAATTTTAACAGTTGGTTTGGGGTCTCTATAGGTTATTCTGCATCGTTATTTGGAAAACCGTCAACTCCTCCTACGAAACCGGCTTCCACAACCATACCAACAACAAGCCGTATTGCAACACCGTCAACTATTGCTACAAATTCAAAGATGACTATAACTAAAAAAGGTTTATTTAATTGGTAAAATACAATGAATTTTAATGAATTAAATAGTTTCAACATGTCGGATGCTGTTCGTTTTCACGAACATTTGAATCCTGCCATATTTAACGGTGACCACATGAAAGAAAACGTAAGAGAGCAATTATTATTGATTGCTAGCGATTTTATAGAACATCTTGGCTTATCTGATTTAGCAATTCAAGATATCACTATCTCTGGAAGTAATGCAGCCTATAGTTATACTAATCTAAGTGATATTGATTTACATCTATTGGTTGATATGACTCAGTTCAACGAAGATGATGTTTACCGTGAACTGTTTGACGCTAAAAAGACTGTATATAATGATAACCACGACATATTGATTGATGGGTATGAAGTAGAATTATATGTACAGGATAGTAATGAACCTGTTATTAGTCTTGGTGAGTACTCAGTAATGAATGATAAATGGTTAAAGCTACCTAGAAAACGCAAAGCAGACTTTGACCAAGTTGCTACTAAATTGAAATATCGCAAGTTATACAAGTTAGCAGGATATGCATTAAAGTCTGATGATCCAGAAAAGATTAATAGATTAATTAATACTGTTAAGAAATATAGAAGAATTGGATTAGATTATAATGGTGAGTTTGGCCCAGAAAATATTGCATTTAAAGCATTGCGTAATAAAGGTATAATTAAGAAATTATATGAGAAATTACAATTACTACACAGTCAACGATTAAGTTTACCTGAGTCCAGCGGGTACATCCCAAGCCCAAATGAAAAGAATGATAGACGATGGATGACTGCATTAACCGCAGATATCACACCATTTACAATGCAACAAAATGCTAAGAAATTAGGAAGTAAAATAAGTCGTGCGGGTATCCCACCGTTACTTAGACCATAAGAATAAGAAGGAAGATTAAATGTCAAAAATTTGGATAAAACCGCAACAAGTAGATATAACTCAAGACCCAGGACTTAGTCCTCCTGTTGTACCTAAAGAAGATTTAGGTCTTGGATTTGTAGATGCTAACTCAACGTTTACTACCTCAACACCGTCAACACCTTTAACCAATACGGTTAATAACATTTATATCACCCGAGGTCCTAGAGGACGTGATGGACAAGTTCAATTTAATGAAGATGGTTCTTATACAGGTGATCCTGGATTGTTATATGAGCCGAATTCAGATACATTGACTACTGGAACATTAGACGTTAACCAGCTTAATGCAAATCGTGCAAATTTAGGTTCTATCAATTATCTAACTATATTAGGTGGAAACAATAGAGATGTATTAAAAACAAATGGTAGTGGTGTTATTACTTGGGCAAGTGCATTCCCATCAGATGTAGGTAATAGTGGTAAATTCTTAATGACCAATGGCATTAGTCAGCAATGGGCACATCCTAGCTATACGAATTTAGTTGATGTCCCATCAAATATTGCTACTCAAAGTTATGTTGGAAATGCTATTGCTAATCTAGTAGATAGTTCACCGGCAGCATTGAATACATTAAATGAACTTGCAACTGCTTTAGGTAATAACGCAAATTACGCAACTGATATTACAAATATTTTAGCAAATAAAGCAAACGTTACTTATGTAGATAATAAACTTGCAAACATTACGTGGGCTAATTTAACTGGTAGACCCACTATACCGGATGCACAAATCAACAGTGATTGGACTGAAACAAATGTAGCCAGTAAAGCATTTATTCAAAATAAACCAACACTAGGTAATATTTCTAATATCAATATTAGTGGCAGTAGTTCTCAGGTATTTTATGGTAATGGTATTTTTGCTAGTTTGCCTGCCGAAGTTAATTTAGGTAATCTAACTTTTAATGGAAATAATTTATCATCTACTAGCAATGTGGTTATCATTACTACTA